GCGATACCAGATAGAATCTCTTCCCTCTATCGAAGCAGTTTTCCAGTCCCCTTCTTGGAGAGCAGCATTCATCTTCTTAAATTTAGATAGGCGTGGGCGACCCATGTTGAAGAGCATGTTAACAAGGATCTCTTGTACTGGTTCGGGGAATGAGTCCCAGTGGAATTTGTATAAGACCTTGCACTCTTCGATAGCAATGTCGAGGTCTTTCATGAACAACTCTTCGCATCTCTCGACAGAAATCATTGTACCGACTTCCTTCCCGTGTTCGTAGTCTTCTTCTAAAATAAGATGACCAATACCCACAGTTGGATATCCGAGATGATCAAGGTACACTTCATAGACAACTCCTTCGTCGATCTTGAGTTGTTCCATTACTGCTTTCCTGCCTTTAGGTGACATTGTAACCTCCCTAAATATTGATAGTGTTTCTTCTTCCAGATCCTTTCTTGGTCTGTTTGAGAAGGTCTTTCCATCCTTGCGGAGTTTTGCTTATGATCGAACCTGTATGCGACACAATTGTAGTGGCACTATTATGAACTATAGACCACTCTCCACTTTTAACCATTTCTTCCATCTTGGAAATAGAACAGAATTCCTCTCGTTCTTCTCCCTCTTTTGTTCTAATGTCATATGTTGGCATATTCGTATTTTCATCCCAGGCAGCGATGTTCTTTATTATACAGATTAAGATTCAGAAGACAACAACTATCTCATATTTATTTGACGATACCCACTCCTTGCGGAGTGGGCACGAGATAGGATCACCTCCAATTGGTATTAGATAATTCTGAAATTGTAGAGGTGATGTAATCACGCTCTCTTTTGACTTTGTGTGCCTTTTTAGTTTTGCCTCTCCTTACCAGTTTGTTGATTTGTTGGTTCATCTCTGAACAGTAGTTTTGCAACTCGTTCACGCGGTTTACCATAGGCGACTCCTGTTGGTTAACAAGTCATAACAATTTCGGTAATCCCTCCTTCACGTCTTCTATTTCGAGTCCTTCAGGTGCTTTCTTGTTGATCATATCAGAAATGATCTCTGCATCTTTAGGGTGGATTACCTCAAGTAACCCAATAAACATCGTTTCCCGTTTCAACGGGTGCATGGGATCTGACTTACGTGATCCCTTCACGAAGTATTGGAGTTGGGTATTATTTTTATGCCAAGAAGTAGGCACTGATTGTTCTTCTGCTGGTGTGTAGGGAACATTCCCTCCAGGAAGATTGAACTGGATACGGTCATCGAACACGCAACGTAGATAGTCTGTCCAAGAGGAGAGTGCACCAAATTTGCGAATCAGTCTGACCCGCTCCTCTTTGTCTTTTGCCTTTGCGATCTTATCGATCATCTCATATAACTCTGGGGTTCTTGTTCCAGGTTGCTGTTCAGTTATCATATCCAAGTTCCTTCTTCAGTCTCGCACTCACATGTTTCCTATGAATACGAACATTCACGATTCCATTCAAGTATTTATCGTCGAACAGAACCTCACGGTCAATTTGCTCCATCATTTCGAGCAGGTTCAGGTCTCCCTTTGAGTATCCGAACCGTATTATCTCTCTTATATATCGGTCTGATAAACCGTCGTTAACTGCCTGCTTGATCACTTCGTTCGAGGACCAATAGTTTTTCCAGTCAGATTCTACAAGAGTTTTCTTTCTACGCTTCCTTGTCTTGGTGACTGGAAGAGTCTTTTGTCGATGAAATCTCTTCTGTCCGACATACATCTCGCCCGTAACTGAGTCTGTAATTAGATAAACAAATCCAACCCAATCGGGGTCAAGGTCATCATATTCAGGTGCGAAGGGTCTACCCTCGTACAACCAATCCTTGCTCATAAAGTGTTTCCCGATTCTTCAAATGTTCATCTTCAATATCTTTCTTGGACTGACCGAAATACTTTACTGCCAGTTTCTTGATTATCATCGCATCGTTGATTGCCATCTCACGATCAAACTCAGGAACAAAACAAATCAGTTCTCCGAGGATTCTTCCGTATTTGCCTTTGCCGTCAAGGTGAGTGCGTAGGGTGAAAGTGGACCCAACTTTGATATGGTCTTCAATATATTGCGAGGCGAGTTTACCGCACTTCTTTTCTTCAAGGTCTCGAGTACGAGACTCAGGCGTATCAATGCCATATAGACGAATGCGCTGATTGCTGAGGATAATATCAAACCCGCAGTTAATATCCACATCAACGGTGTCACCGTCAACAACCCTGCGTAGTATAGAACGGTATTCATACATCCTTAATCCTCGTTGCAACCATATGTGGTGTTTGAATTTACTATTGTGTATGGCGTTGTTTGGGATATCTCGAAACTCTGCGTGGCAGTGTCCCATGTCATTTCGACGTTCCAGTCTCGACCCTCAACCCTAATTCCTTCGAGAATCAATCTGTCTTTCCAGACATGAATCCTTCTAACATCGGTCAACGCTACTTCATCAGGATCCCGAATAAACTCTTTCACGAACCCATTGACGCAGAAATCTCTTTCTGCCCAATTGTAGTCGCCATCTTCTGTATATGCCATTACGACTACTCGGTGTCTGCCATCTGCCCAATTCTTAAAGTTGACTGTCTGACCGAATCCAGAATATTTAGCATCGGGGACGTTCGGAAATGCATTTTGCACATCTACCCTTTGACCGCCTACAGGAACTTCAAATGCGAATATATCATCAACATAGATTTCTACAAAGGAGACTCTCTCGGTAGGATGTAATGTCCATCCTCTGATGCCACTGATGTTTGCATTTGTGCTATTCTGAGTAGGAGTCTCGATCGTGATACGGATATCCTCGTCACGAACTTGGGCATGAGCAGTAAGAGTACACAACAGAAGCAAAGATAATGTGTGCAAAATTCTCATGCTTCTTCGACCTCTACAGGTGAACCACACATCGGGCAAAATGAAGGCATTTCATCATTGTCTTCGATGAAGACTTGAGAGTCCTTCTCACAAATTTCGCAATTGATTTCAAATTCCATTATATTCCCTTATTCTCAAAAGTCCCATTTACACGGAACGCCGTTACACCTTCCAGGTGCTACAATACTAACTGAAGTTCTTGATTCGGATTTCAGTACCACCCTGTGGGTGAGTCCGCAAGGCATATACAATAACTTATCCATTTCACCAAGTTCTATCGACTTAACCTTTCCTTCATGCTGACAGAAATACTCCCAAACGGTTTCTCCCTCCATATTAAAGGCAAATACATCATACCCATCTACATGCCAAGGTAATGTTGCAGCTGCACCCTCGACGCCTGCAGATGTGAAACAACTCAACGTTGAAACCTCAGCGTACCTTTGCCTCAGTTGTTGGAGGAACTCTGGAATTATTTCTGGTCTTTCAGTTAATTCCATACATCTGAAGACGTGTCCCTTTACACCCTCTTCTTCCTCCGGATGTCGGTCTATCTTTCCAGCATGCCAACCCTTCGGAGCTGACGCACATACCGACCAAAATTCATCAACAGATATCGCTATTTCTTTGATATCTTCAGGGAAAGCATACACCACAGGTCTGTTTTCGTTTCTTGTCGTCACCTTTCTTGGCATATATATTACGCTGCTGCAGCGCCCCATATGTCGTTCCAGTCACCAGACAGCGCACCGCGTGCATAGTCTGTGCTTCTGTTCTCGAAGAAGTTTGTATGTGTTGGAGCGTTGATCATTTCCTCGACCCAAAGTAGTGGATTCTTCTTCACTTTGAATAGACCTTTCATGCCAAGTGAGATCAGTCGACGGTCTGCGATGTATCGGATGTACACCTTCACATCGTTCGCTGTAAGGTTCTCCATTGGACCAATCGCAAAAGCGAGGTCAATGAACTTGTCTTCCAACTCCACCATTTTTTCTGCGATTGAGTAGATCTTCGACTTGAGGTCATCGTTCCAGATCTCGATGTTCTCTTCGACATACTGACGGAACAACTTGATCATGGACTCAGCATGCATCGTCTCGTCGACGATGGACCAAGTGACGATCTGCCCCATTCCCTTCATTTTACCGTGTCGGGGGAAGTTGAGTAGCATGATAAACGAGGAGAACAACTGCATACCCTCCGTAAACGCCGAGAATGCCGCGATATTTGCTGCAACCGACGCCGTGGTACCATTCTCCCCCGATAACTCGAGGAAGTACTCGTGCTTCTCTCGCATTGCCTCGTACTCGAGGAACTCGTTGTAGGTGGAGTCGGGCATACCCAAGGTTTCTATCAGGTGCGAGTATGCAGCGACGTGGAGCGCCTCTCTCGCAGCGAAACCCATAAGCATCATGCGTACTTCTGGTTGCTTGAAATATGGCAGATAATTGTTGACATATCCGCCTGCTACGTCGATATCTCCCTGAGTGAAGAATCGGAAGATATTTGTGAGGAATGCTTTCTCCTCATGTGACAGTTTACGTTGCCAGTCTTTCACATCTTCTGCCATTGGCACTTCAGTGTGTAACCAATGCGATTGTTCGTGCTTCAACCATGCCTCGTATGCCCATGGATACTGGAATGGTTTGAAGTAATCTCTTTCGTCCATTAGTGTCAGTTTTGACATTTTAACTCCTTGAATTGCTCCACCATGTCACAAGAACTATCCTGTGACCCTCGTATACCCTTGAAACGCCATGTTGCAAATCAGGTCCATAACAAAGAGTCTCACCATCATTTATATCAACGACATCGGGGATTATTGCGTCCCCGTAAAAGTCCTTACCATTGTCCCGTACTGCTTCCATATGATTGGGTCTTCCAGATTGTTCATAGCGTGCATTGACTACTGAATACCCGCCGACGAGATCTTTTGACTCGAGCAAGGTAACCAATGTCATGTCAGATGTATTATCTGTATGTATTTTTGTGAAAGATCCAGGGGGGTACTTCAGAAAATAACCAGAACCGATCTGGTTTTCAGTGCGTGCCCTTTTATGTAGCGTTTCCATGAATCCACTATTTTCCGCAGATGCAGGGATGTTGCATCTTTCGACCTTAAAAAGATTGTAATATTGCCAATATTCGATATTGGGAAGAGAATGGTATAATTCCATCGCCTCTTCCATATCTTCTTGACTCAATAATTTTTCTTTGGTGTATCCGCCCATAACAATACCTAAACCTCAACCTTCGCAGGCAAGGCACTCTTCATCATTCACCATTGCCGACATATCAATCTCTTTGATTACTTGTCGTTCAATACGGGCACTCACCTTGTCTGCCTTACCCAGTTTTTCTGATCGACAGTAGTACATAGTCTTCAGTCCACGCTTCCATGCGAGGAAGTGGACAGCATGCAAGTACAAGATGCTGGTGTCAGGACGGAAGAACACATTGAGAGATTGCCCCTGATCGACAAAGTTCTGACGATCTGCAGCGTGTTCAATCACCCAACGCTGGTCAATCTCCATCGATGTCTTGAATACGTCTTTCTCTTCTTGGGTGAGAAACCTTATGTGCTGGCAAGAACCATCATTGGCGATTATTCCCGACCATATCTCGTCATAATCCTGCTTTGTCTCGCCCGATTCAATTTTCTCTTTAATTTTCGCATCCAGATACTTGTTCTTGTTGAGATATGCACCTGAGAGTGTATCCTGCCTGTAAGCATTCGCCCTAAATGGTTCAATGGACGGCGAAGTGTTTCCCATAATAATACTACTTGAAGCATTAGGAGCGATCGCCATAGTGTGACTAAATCTTCGTCCCGTGCCTGCAGCATCAGGCGCTTCCCCTCGTTCTTCACCAAGTTCCAGGTTTGCATTGTCTAATTTCCTCCTTATGTGCGAGAATAGACGATTGTTCGTTACCTTCGCCATCGCACACTCGAAGGGTAGATTCTTCTTCTGGAGATAAGCATGGAAACCCAGCGCACCTATGCCAATACTCCTCTCTCGAGACGCAGAGTACACTGCTCGCGCAACTGAGGGTGGTGCTTGGGTTATGAAGTGCGTTAGCACGTTGTCTAACATCTCCGCCATGTCTCGAAGGAATAAATCGTTCTTGCTCCAAGCATCATAGTGCTCGAGATTGACAGAAGAGAGGCAGCAAACAGCAGTTCTCTCCTCATTTGTCGGAAGAATGATTTCTGAGCATAGGTTCGATTGATGAACCTTGAGACCGAGTTTTTTCTGAAATTCTGGCAGAGATCTATTTGATGTGTCGATGAAGTGTAGGTATGGTTCACCTGTCTCCATCCTCATCTCTATAATCTTCTGCCAGAGGGATTTCGCAGATACCGTCTCGCGAACTTCGCCCGAATGAGGGTCACATAAATTGAATCCATCATCTGCTTCAGGATCTTGCATACAACGTTCGATCAATTCCATGAAGCGATCGCTAATATTGATGCCATGGTGCAGGTTGAGGCACCGACGGTTCGGATCACCAGTAGGTTTACGCATCTCCAAGAACTCAATAATGTCTGGGTGGGAGATGTCAAGGTATGCTGCATATGACCCACGACGAGTCTTGCCCTGACGATATGCCAGAGAAGATGCGTCGTATGTCTTGAGGTGCGGAATCACACCAGTTGATTTTTCGTCTGAGGAACGAATACCGAAACCGATACCAACACCACCGCCCATCATGGACAACCAGTTTGTTTCGGACAGATTAGCAACCAGACCCTCAGCAGTGTCCTCGATAAAGTTGAGGAAACATGAGATTGGCATACCCTTTCCCGTGCGCCCGTATGCGAGAATGGGTGTCGAGTAGGACAACCAATGCTTGGATGAGTATTCGTAGAGACGTTGGGCGTGTTCTGGATCAGAACCGAATTTCTGTGAGACGAATGCGAACCTATGTTGCGGAGACTCTTCGTCATCACGCATGTAAGATTCTTTTAGTCTTTGTATTCCAAGTGGGTCAAATAGTTTGTCGCGGGATAGGTCAATTTCAATACCAAGGTAGTTTTCTTTCACTTCAAATCCTCACTGTACAGTAGTTTTTTATCAGGTAGGATTATATAGCGTTATTCTATTTCATTAGTCGTTTTCGTTTTCCCATAACTTCAATATAATTTCGAGTGAGGACTTTATGCTTTCGCTTCTTCGATCCCATGTCCTTGGTGTCTTGAGGAATACCTGCATCAGCGGCAGTCGTCATTTCTTCCACATGGTCTTTAAAACTTTTCATTGGATCCCCTTTATAGTCTCAACTCGCCAGTTGTGACATACATCATTTGTTTGGTTTTTAAATGTGTCACTTCGTATACAGGGACTCCAAGAGATTCCCCGACAGGATAGTTGTCCATATCCACAATTACGGTATCGCCCTGTGCACAAAGTTCTTCGCAAGTTGAGTTTACGAGTTTCGAAGTTGCGATTTTGTACTTTCCTGGAGACAGCATTAAGTCTTCAGTTACAAACCACTGAGTTGCCTCGTCCAAGAAACCGAGTGGGTCGATGCCTGCTCGTTCAACAATTTTATCAATTGATTTATCAGACAGTTGTAAATGCTCTTTGATCAAGAACAGTGCGGAGATGTATGAGGCAAACTTGGTGCTACCGCCTGGAACTTTCGCTAACAACTTTTTGAGATTGAATACGAGTCGATGGAATGCGTTGTAGGCAGACTTTTCTTCTGACGTTTGTGCCTTCTTAATCTTATTGCCCTTCTCATCGATAAGACCCAGTTTATATGCAGTGGTGTCTTCGAACTTGGTCGTCAGCAGACGCAGGAAGCGTAATGTGTAGGCAAGGTCGCCTGCTCTGGATAACAATCCCATTAGAGTAGTTCCAATTTTTTTATAACCCAAGGGTCAGACTCTATACCATCAAAGTCATTTCCCTTGATTGCCTTCAAGTACTTCAAGAAGGGTTTGATGATGGGCAAACTCTCTGCCCCAACCTTGTGCATTAACATAAGAATAGCAGGTTCGTTACCGAACACATTTAACAAGACGGTGATGTGATTGAGTATCAATCTTTCGCGCAACTCGTCCCCACGAGTATAGCGATTCACCAACCTCTTGATATACTTGAACCTGCTCAGTTCTTCGTAAAACTCATCGGCATCAATGCAACGAGGAGTATGGTAATGCTTTGCTGCATAGATGAGAAAGTTCTCATCATTCAGTTCTTCAAATCTCATAATATAGACCGCTTTTTATGACTGTGACTTTAGATCCGCAATCATGTTTACTTTTGTTTTGCGCTTATCAAGTTCTACGCCCAACTCTCGAGCAACCTGCTCAATCTGCCCTTTGGTCATCTTCTTCAGTTCTGCATCAGATGGAACTTCAGGTTTTGGTTCGGACACTTCCTTTCCAGAAGGAAGGAATGCAATCCAGTAGATGATGACACACAATGCCAGCGCTGCTGGGACCAGCAGTAATAAATCACTCATACTCACCTCTTATGTCTTTGGTCCGCGAGAACCCTTGTTTGCGTCAGTAGCAGGCACCTTAGCATACGTGCCCTTGATCTTGTCGCCTGCTGTGGCGGTCCCGCTCATGCGCTTCTTGAAGTTAGCAGTTGAAGCAGCAGATGGTCCCTTCGGGTTTTTAGGATCCCTTTGGTCTATCTTGCTCATATGGTCAGTAGTCTGTGCGTCTGCCTTCTTGGTGTAACGCTTCAGCAGGTTCTTTGACAGTTCGTTCAGTTGCTCTTCAGACAGAGACTCAACGAATTGTGCAAAGTCTTCTGTCTTTGGTCCGCGATTGCCTTTGTTGGCGTTAGTCGCAGGCACCTTAGCATACTTGCCCTTAATCTTATCGTCAGCACGACCAGAACCAGTCATGCGCTTCTTGAAGTTAGCAGTTGAAGCAGCAGATGGATTCTTAGGGTTCTTTGGATCCCTTTGGTCTATCTTGCTCATGTGGTCAGTAGTCTGCGCGTCTGCCTTCTTCTTGTAACGAGTCAGAAGGTTCTTTGACAGTTCGTTCAGTTGCTCTTCAGACAGAGACTCAACGAATTGGTCAACGTCTTCTTTAGCGACCTTTGGAAAGGGTTTCATGTCACCGTTGTCCAATTTATCCGTGCCGCGACGATTGGGCGACTGACTCTTAACTGCGTCAGCACCTGCCTTCGATACGTCATCTACTGACTGGTCATACTTGACCTCAAACTCTTTGTCAGACTTTTGGTGCTGGCGGATAAACTCTTTAGACTTGGGCGACTCTTTGTCGACCAGACCTTCGGGTTGAGTAGAAGACGTATTATGCCTGTCGTATTCCTTGGTGTTGGGATCAGTCTTTGATTGACCAAGAGGTTCCATATCCTGAGCAGGTTTGTTCTTGCCCTTGAAGTTGAACTCTTTGCCATATGGCCACTCGTTAGCAACCTTTTCCATGAAAGTAGCAAAGTCGATAATGGGAGCATTGAAGTCAAGTTTTGGTTCTTCTGTTTCTTCTTTCTTCATCAGATCAGAGAGTTTGCCCAACTTCTCCTTATCAGAAGAAGAGATGTTTGCATTCTTCTTCTTATCTGCAATCCTCTTTTGTGCGTCCTGATAGGCATCGGTCGACTCGGAGTATGTTGGTTTTGAGTTCTTTTCAGGATCGCCTGGAACACACTTTCCCATAGGGTCAGATTTCTTCTTATCGCCCTTGCGAGAAGGTGCACCCTGTACAGGATCAGCAGGTTCGTTTGCTTCCTTGTTCAACATCGCCATATCTTTATCATCGATATCGCCATCGTTGTCCTTGTCGAAGTGCTTCTTCTGCTTCGCAGAAAGTTTCTTACCTTCCTGCACTTCGAGGTATGCTTCCCATACACTCTTCATTTGCTTGAGGTCCATTATTTTTGCTCCTGGGTATTTTGTTCGGTAGTGTTATTTATACTCTCTTTCGACTTGGTTATTTGGTCTTCGTAGTATATGATAACTGCTTGCTGTTGCTTTATATATCTTCGGATATCGGCGAGGTTCAGAGAGAGGTTTTCGTAGTGTGGAACAGAGATAGCAAAGAACACAAGGTCTCCATTATCGTTCTCGAAGTTCTTCTCAAACTCATCAATATTATCAGTGGTAACAGTATACCACTTCACGTCCGACATACTGATCGGACGAGGAGATCTCTGTAGAGGAATGTCGGGCGTCTTGTAGACAACCTGAGTTACTACAACCTCTTCAGGTTTACTGAGGAGACTGCACCCCGTCGTCAGTAGCAGCACCACTGACAGACTCAATAGCGTCAAACGCTTTCTTTGTTCCATTGTTTACTCTCGTTTCTATTAGTCCAGGTTTCTTGAGCGCCAACCTCGTGAGGTCATGCTTACCAAACACCTCAATCAGTCGGTTACGACTCTCTTCGGATTCTTCTAATCTCTCTTGAAGTTCCTCGTTCAACTCAGCATTGATTTCTGCTTGTTGCTCCATACCTTCTATTGTTGCCATATTGGTTTCGTTCGCAAGTTTCAACTCGGCATTATTTGCGTGTAGTTGGGCAATACGTGCTTGGGTGTCGGTATAGTAGAACCAACCACCACCTGCGATCGAACCTGCTAACAGTAGGACGAGAAGTATAGGCATTATTTCGCTCTCTTGCGGAGTTCCTTTGTGACCATGATTTGAAACTTACGCTTTTCTTGGGGTTTCTGCAAACTATCAAATCTCTTGAGCAGTTTGTCAATCATTGCCTTGGGTAGTCTCGCAGTGCGACCCTTGGGAGATACGATAATGTCGTGATTGCCCTTGAGGTCTTGTGCCTTACGGAGTTGCATGACGATGTTGCGGTCACCTGCCTCCATAGAACCCATATGCTTCTTGCCAGTACTGGTTTTGGTTGCACTCTGCTTCTTCGGC